TCTGTTGATTTCCGCAAGGATTTCAGTAGAGAGGATGTTAGCAAGTTCTGCTTCAGCGTTAAGACCGTGGATTGCCTTAAGGTCTTGTGCCAGTTCCAAGGAGTACTCTGCTTTCAGAGCTCTGGACTTAGCGGTTACAGTGACTTTCTCGATCGAGAATGCCATCTGGTTGAATGCTGATGCACCAGTTCCATCAAGTGCTTCAGCAGTGTCGGTACGCATACCCTGACCGACGTTATATCCGGTCGAAGATGCAGAACCAGTTGGGTTCAGGACACCAGGATTAGTACCAGACTGAGAAGTAGTACCAAGACCAGCAGCAGCGTCGGAGAATCCGTTTGCGTTGTTGAGTCCTGCGGGTTGTCCAGAGAACGCGGAATCGACTTCATCGAAGAAGGTCTCGCTTCCAGACTGATCGGTCTTACGGGAGCGCATCGCGAAGATGAGTCCAGTAGGTCCGCTCATGGGTTGAACGCCTGCGAGGTCATATGCGACCAGGTTAGGCATTGAGCGTCTGATCAAGGAGATCAGAACGGGGTCGAAACCAGCAGTAGGACCTGCAGCAGCAGAGGAACCGGTGAATCCACCGTTGCCTACTTGGTTCGTTGGTTGCTCGGTAAGCATTCCGCCTTGATCAAAGGCAGACTGCTCACGCATAAATTTTTCTTGGTTTTCGAGCAGGACAGCGGTAACAGCTCTACGATGAGAATCTTGAATCTTATCGCATCCTTCAGCGTTTAGAAGGGGTGCCCACTTTTCCTGCAACTGTTCGGATTGGAACATTTGCTTAAAGTGTAATGTTTACGTTTGATTTAATGTTAAATTCAGTTTTGCTTTCCGAAAGAACCTAAGGTTCTCAGGTATGCTGACATAGATGCAGAATGAGATTCAAGTCCCTCTGCACTATCTACACCCTCAGAAAGGGTTTCGGACTTAGCATTGGAAATCTCTTTCTTAGAGTTGAAATACGACTCTTTGAGGGTTTCCAGTTTGTCACGATATTGTTCTTCACTTTCAAACTCTACACTTTCGGAAAGTGAAGCGAGTTTCTCCTTCTGAGTAGACGCGAGTCCTTCAGAAACTTGATCAAGAATACCATCGGCGGTTGCTTCGGAGAGGCGACCGTTTAAATTGATGTTCTTCTCAATCTGCTCGTTGAGTTTTGTCTCCATATCATCAAGTTTTTCTACCATGCTCTCAAGCACATCATACTTATCTTCAGGGATTGATACATAATGTTCTTCAAAAAGACCCTTCATTCCTTCAAGGAACGATTCGGTCATTTCAGTCTTGAGACCTGCCTCAATGGCGAGTGAGTTTTCTTCAAACCACTCGTCAGAGACATACTCAAGATAAGAATCTACACGCTCAGCGAGGGATTCTTTAGCAGACTGAATTTCTTCTGCCAATTTTTCTTGATACTGTGCTTCCAGTTCTTCTTTAACGGCAGCAACCTTAGAGTTGATTGCTGCTTCAAAGATGGTCTTTGCCTTTTCTTTGAAATCTTCGGAGAGTTCTTCGCCACCGAGGAGAGCATTGACATCTTCTTCGACATCATACTCGGCAACAACTGTTTCTTCTTCCGAAACTACATCTTCAGTAGAAATTTCTTCCTCTTCGATGGTTTCTTCGGTAGAAACTTCTTCTTCTTCCTTCATGCCTTTCATGGGATCTGCTTTACCAGCACTCTTAGTTACTACATCCTTAACTTGCTTAAGGGTTCCACCAGGTGTCTTCAGCTTCGCTGAATCGTCATCTGACTTATAATTTTCTGGGGTAGGACCACCAAGATCCTCGACACTTGCTAACTGGGTTCCTGGATCTGCCATGGTAGGCATGGGATCAGCAGGTTTTGCCCCAGCATTAACAGCGGTGCGGGATTGCTGTGTCTTTACATCCATTTCTTGTAATTTTTTACCACGAGACATTTGAACTCTCCGTTTTTTCCGTATTAAAACTATATTTATTTATAAAATTAAAGATTAGATAAGAAGTCATTGAATAAGTTTAACTTATTCTCATCTAATTGTTTTTGGTCTACAAGTGTATTGATTTGCTTGTATGTCTTCTCAGCAAACTTCTCACGAAGAATACCTCCATCCCATACCCAATCCTTACCTTCCATAATACCTTCAACAAAAGCATCTGGTGCAGAAGGATCAGCAACGATATCAGCAGCAGTTGCTAACATAAAATCATCACCGACGATATTAACACCTTCACGGGTCTGCTTTAATGAACCAATACCACGAGAAGAAACACCGAGTTTTACACCCTCACCGATAAGTGACTGTGCAATCATACCCATAGGAGTGCTGAGAATCTTTGCTTTTCCAACAAAGTTGGATCCACTTTCTCTAAGTGATACAATTTTATGAGAAACTCTATCTAGATTGACAGTGGGTCCATCGGGATGTCCAAGTTCTCCAAGTGCTCTACCAGCATTAACATGCGCTTCATTATAGCGACCCACTTCACGACGAAGTGTTTCCATCGGATACATACGACCATTACGGTTTTTGATGTTTCCTTGAAGGAACACTCCTTCAATATACATAGATTTTTTGCCGTTTTTAGATTCGACAAGAAACTCTACTGATTCTATTTCTTCTCTGATTAGTTTCATTTGACTGGTAGATTATTTTACTTGAAATTAAGTGCGTGCGTCTACATTAACTTTAGTTCCTTTTAACGCAGCATTACCTCTCAGACCCTGACCGATATCTATGTGGATAACGAGAGAACCTGCAGCGGGAACTGTTATAGATCCTAGGTCTGCATCATCAGCGGCATTCCGAACAGTCACATCATAATCATTTGTATTGTCAGTATTGCCAATATAAACTGCTGTTGAGGTTTTAAATTTGGTTGTGCCTGTTGCCAACGCAGTGGCATCTCCTAAGACTTTCATCTTTCCTAACTTTCAGTATAATTTATTTATATTAAACGCCATCACTGGTCTCAAGTTCCTCATCATCAACTTCAACTTCAATAGGATCCTCTCCGGCAAACACACCATTTGCTACTATCGGACGGAAAGCATCAAGTCTTTCTGCCGATTTCGTATATAGCATATCTTTGAGAGCATCACTGATTTGAGATGGTGACTCGTCAGCAATCATCATATCTAAAAGGTCATCCATTTGGAATTGTATAGTAAACAACTAGATTTATTTATATTTCGCCACCCTTGGGTAATTCGGGTGCTTCTGTTGCAGATCCATCTATTTCGGGTTCCATCACTGGAGCACCTAAATCTCCACCAGCACCTTCTGGTGCAAAGGGCAATCCTGTCGAAGGATCAATAGTTGCAGGGTCAGGAATAATACCTTTCTTAATTTCATTTTCAATCAATTTATCCTGCTCAATAATCTCCATATCAGTTTGACGTAGGATTTTACGACGAACATAATCTTGAGAGTAATACTTACCAATATATGGTTCTGCAGTTGCAGCTAGAGTCAATCTTTCATTCATCAACTCTGCTTCTTTTAATTCAGAGAAGTGATTGTCATACAGGAAATCATACTGAATGTGCTCACTCATAATCTCCCAATCTTCTGGAGTAATTACATTCTTCAGGAGTAATTGGGTCTTCAGCATGTCATTAAACATGTTGGAGAATCTCTTTCTTAAACGAGAAACAAACTTAGTGAACTTGAGTTCATCTCTTAAGATCTCAGAAGATCTCCCCAAGTTAAACCCACCTTCTCCATCCATTCGTGATGGAGGGACGTTAAGTGAACGGTAGAGTTTCTTTTTAAAATACTCAATATCAGTGATTTCACCCAGGTTTTGTCCGCCAGGGAGAGTGGTGATTTCAGTTCCTCTTCCACCCTCACGCCTGGGAAGCCAGAAGTCCTCAAGCATTGCCATGTATTTTTTGTCATCACGAATCTCTCCGGTGTTCGCATCGTATACGAGTTTGTTACGATAACGCATCATAACGTCACGTAGATATTGTTCTGCTTTTTGTTTTGGTAGATTGCCAACATCAATGTAGAAAATTCTACGTTCTGGTGCTCTGCTCAAACGATAGATTACCAAAGAGTCCTCAATCATACGAAGTTGATTGAGTGACTTAATTGCTTTGTGTAGATATGAAAGAGTTGACCCCTTATTTCTATCTACTAAACCAGAGGTACAATATGTAACTGCATCTCTAGCAATTTTAATTCCCTGATTTGCACTGGACTGCATAGGGTTTCCCCCATATGTAGTCTTAGGATTGTAAATAAAATACTCTTCAATTTCTGGAAAGTCATAATCCATAGGATTATCATTTCTAGAATTAACTAATAAATTATTTCTACCAGTACCATCATTAGGTTTTTTCTTTTGTTGTCGAACATAACGCATTTTCATAGCGTCAATATAACGTAACTCCTGAATACCTTCTTCGGGTTTCTTTAAGTCAATAATTTTATGATAATAGATACGACCATCAATATACCAGTTACGGTAAATTTCATGTGCCTTCTTATCAAAATCCAATAAATCTAAAATATATTTAAATTCTTTACGAATTTTTGTTTTAATACCATCACTGGCATTTAAATTTGAAAGTTCTATTTCTACAGGACTATCATTGGAATCTGAAACAACTGCCTCATTTACAATATCTTCAATTGCACTGTCTGCTTCTGGATGAAGTGACATTTCACGATATCGTTTGATTAGTTCAAACTCATTTTTAAAAACACCTTCAATGTCTACATGAGTACCAAAAAAACCACTACTCATATAGTGGTCAGACCCATCCTCATTGTTAGGAGGAACGGGACTGACTGCACTTGGAGATAGTGGTTCGGTGTCCTCTATTGAGAACCCAAATAACTTGGACATGATTATATGAATCTAAGTTTCCTTAGACTATTTAGACCAGATATCAAACCTGCTCAGGATACCAGTAGTTAACTGCAAATTCTACAGTAAACTCTTCAATAGTATCTGTGGTATCATAAGAAAGATCAATTGCAGAAACATTAACAGGAAAGATGTCCGCAAATTTATATTGGGCAATAGTCTTAAGACCTTCACCTTTAGAGTTGTTTTCGCCGTAACCAATGTTAGACTTTTTCCTGCCTAAGTGCTTAACGGTAGCAGATCTCATATAAGATTGGGGATTGGTTGCACCAGATGCTTCTTGATAGTTAGCAACGAACTGTGTCCATTCTTCAAATGCTCTTCTGATTTTGAAATCAGTGTCATTAATGACGGTAATGGTCCAGTTATCAAATGTGCGATCACCATTAACTTTGAAAGTACGTCCTCTAAAAGGAACATCAATCGAAGCTACATTAGAAGCAGGAAGGTTTGCTGCCTTACACATGTATTTAAAAACGTCTCCATCATATTTGGCAACCCCAGTAGGGAGGTCGCCAGGTGTGATTTCAACTTCAAATAGATTGGGGCGTGCGCCGCCCCCTACAAGTTTTGATTTAAAGTCGGTAAGTGAATGTGCCATTTTTAATTCTCCTTATTGTTATTTAGATAATAATATAATCAAACTCTACCTGCTACTTCTTCAAAACTGACGCCAGTTCTGGTAGCAACGAAAGTAAGTGTTACGTAGTTGATGCTCTTAGCAGGTTTCAGGAAGATGTCTGCTCTGAACTCATTATTATCAATAACATCAGGAGTGTTATTTGTACTATCACAAATAACCAAGAATCCGTAGAGTCCTCTCTTCGCTTCAATATCACGCAAGAATGGTTCAACGATATTTCTGAAGTTTGCTCTCGTTAACTCATCGTTGAGTTCAAAGAGTTGAGCTTGTGCTGCTCTCTCAAGTGCTTGCTCAATAGTGAGGAACAAACGGCGAACGTTAATTCTGTCAAATGCGGAGGCATATCCAAGAGCGGTCTTGTCTCCAAACAGAAGTGTTCCGATACCAGGTGTGGTGATAAAGGAGTTAATTCTGTTAGGATACAGTTTATCTCTTTGTGCTTTGGTTGGGTTGTATGCAAGTTTAACCGAGTTGTTGATAACTCCACGCTGTTGTCCGGCAGGCGAGAACCATGGGAATGCAACCAAGTTTGTGCGAGTCATCAGACCAGCAACATCTGGGTTACATGGTACATAACGGAAGATGTTGTTAAATCTGTCATACTGATACTTGTAACCACTATCGAAGATCGCGTATGAAGACGATTGAAGTGGAGCAAAGTAGTTAATTAAGTTGTTTGTTTGAGTCGTGGTGTTGGTGATGTTAACCAAGTTTGCTCTATGAGGACCAACAACCGCAACACAATCTTTTCTTGCATTTGCAAGAGAGATGATGTAGTTTGCTTTTGCCTGTGAATCAGACTCATTGGTACAACCAGGACCCATAATTAGATAATCGACTTCAATCTCATCTTTATTGGCGAAGAGACCGTAAGAAGTGATGAGGCTAGAAAGTTCTGCCTTCATTCCGTTTGTTGCGGAATAGTCAACACCACCACCAAGGGTGAAGGTCTTATTACCGAGAACAGAGAAGGTTACGTCCTGGGAGTCAAGTCCAAAAAGACCATCGCCAGTTGTAACTGGAGTAAAGTCCGTCGAGAATCCAGATGCTCTAGGTACACAAGTAGAACCGCCACTGGTAGTGATACCAGAGGAAAGATTGTATCCAGAGTAAACATTTGCAGAGAAGTCTGCAATGTAATCTTTATAGTAGTTCTTAGTAGGAGCGTTGTAATCGGAGATAGCATCTCCGGCTTTGGAGAGATTTAAGAAATTCTCAATCAGATTGCCCTTGATACCAGTAATGCTTCCAGTATCATCAACGACTGCAACGTGAATACCATCGTTCTTACCGCTTCTATCGGTTACAAAGACATTAGAAGTAGGTCTTGGAGCGATGGACTTCCAGAACAGAGTGGCGTTGCTTAAACCAAGAGTTTGTTGGTCATACCAGTCAACTGCAGTTCCAGGTGTCAATGCAGATGAAATCACGCCCGTGGTGTTAACACCAGAGTTGTTAACAATGTTCAGTGCAACACTAGTTCCGAATGCTGCGAAAGAAGTTCCCTCTGCATAATCGATCTTGGTTTCAGTGGATCCAGTACCGACAGTTTCTACGCGAGAAACAACTTTAATGTCGATTGTACTAGAATTACCACTAGAGTCTGTCGTCAGACCCGTGATGATTCCTTTCAGGAAACCCGTGAACTCAGAGGTAGTTCCTGTTCCAGGAATTACAACTCCACTCAAGGAAGAAGTGACACCAAATCCAATTTGAGCACCGATACCCTCAAGAGAGGTGGTTGCTATACCAACAGTTTGATCTGCAAAATCATCGATGTAGCAGACTTTTAAACCGTTGCCCCAAGCACCTGGGTTTTTAGCAGCATAAGTGAAAGTGTTATCACTTTCTTTGTGATTCTGCTGATAATCGTCGTAGTTGTTGATCTTTAAAGATGTGGTTGAAGCAATACCAACACCCGCGTTAGCATTGTTCAGTTGAGTATCATCTGTTCTTATAACCTTAAGAACTCCTCCATAGGTAAGATAGTTTGATGCACTCATCCAGTACTCATATTGAGCATCTGTCGAGATTGGTTTACCAAACGTACTAATTAGGTCTTGCTCAGTGCTGATGTCAATTGGTTCGTCAACGGGTCCAATTGCAAAAGGTCCCGCAATCGCTCCGATATTATCTATTACATTCTCAGCTCTTCCTACTGTAAGGTCAACCTCCCGGACTAATACGCCTGGAGACAATTGAGGAGTCGCCATGTTTTTTTCTCCGTGGTCTCATGTTTAACTGAAAATATTTATTAAAAACTATGTTTTCACAGGGGAAATATGACGTGAATTACCAATCTGGGTATTCCCATCTTATATCTAATTTTTTATTTGACAATATTCTTTTTATTGTACACTCTTTACATTCATAAGAATATGATGAAGCAACCGGTCCTCTATCCTTTCTTGTTCTATAAAATCCATCAATTAAATTTTTTGGTATTCCACAGGATCTACATTTTCTATCTTGTAGTAAAAGGTGACCAAGTTTTATTTGACCATCGAGATCCATTAACGATATTCCCACATAAAAGATCTATCACCGTACTCGTCTGCTTTAAACCAAGTATCTCCTTCAGCATCAACAAAACTTGTATCATCTAAACCATCATTTAAGAATCCAAATGGTGCCATGTCCTGTTCTATTTGATTTTTCTGTTCCTCATATAATCTCTTACGAACATCTTGATCAGTCAACTCCTTAAAGTAATCCATCTGGACTAACCAGGCATAAATGACAAGACACATTGCCAAGTCATCATTACACCCTTCCTCAGCTTCAAATGAATTGTGTTTAGATATGAATGTTGTTAGTTCAGAAATAATCTCATAATCATTAAAGATAACTTTATCTTCTTCTATAAGAGTCTTAAGATTAAGTGATCCAACTTTTTTTACAGTCTTGGACATCTTAACCCCCAATTGAGTTTTCTTACCAGAGAATCCCTGTCCTACAATTTGACCTGCTCTACCTCTCATGGAACACATGAGAAGATTTTGATACTCAAGATCATACTGTAAAATACTTGCAACCTGATCACCAATATCATTAACTTCGCATAAGATATATGCACTATTATAATTTTTTGCTATTTCGTAAATGATATTTGGAAATAGCATTGGTTTAATATCATTGTTCCTATATTTTGCAACTATCTTATGGGGAAATTCTGTGATATCTACAACTACGAATGCTGAGTAGTCTTCTCCAACTCCTCTAGCAACGTCAACTGTCATAACATAATCATGATCCTGTATTGGATTTTCATACACATCCAATCCAGCATTTCTTTGTATTGGATTATCGTAGATTAAAGTTCTTAATTTACTTGGAGCAATCAGAGTATTGACCGATCCTAAAAATTCACACTCAAACTCAACTTTGAACTGTGCTTCTGAAGTGTTTGAGATTGTTGTTTCTTTCCACTTAGAATCCCTACCAGGAACTTCAGACCAATGAACATCAGTGGGAATATATTCACTCTTACCTTTCTCGGCATCATGCCACATACGATAGAAGTGATTCATACCATGTGGAGTAGATACAATAATTACTTTGGTGTTTTTACCAGAAGTAATAGTAGGATAAACAGATGCAAAGAACGAGTCTGCAACATGGTTTGGAACGAATGCGAATTCGTCGAGGAAGAGAATGTTAAACGACATGCCTCGGACAGCACTTGCAGACGTAGAAGCTGCCAATATCTTACTGCCATTTTCTAACTCCAGAGATCCCTTGTTCCATGCAATAATACCCTGCTGCATCCATTTGGGCAAGTTCTCATATGCAGTTTGTAATCTACCTAAAAGTTCTCTAGCAGTTGCTGCTTTGTTAGCAAGGATGCCAATATTAACAGAGTCATTGAATACCGCATAATGAAGAAGATAAGAAACAACTGTAGTACTCTTGCCAGTTTGACGGGGCATCTTACAGATGTTAAATCTATTCTCATGAAAATTATTAATTAATTTTTCTTGGAAATGATATGGATGAAACTGAGTAAGACCCTCATCCAAAGAAACAATTTTTATATAGTTATTGGCAAAATATACAGGATCTTCTTTGCATCGCATAAACTCATAGATTTGCTCCTGAGTAAATTCAATTGCAGTATTTGCTTTTTTTAGATTGGGATTACCAAGATATACATTATCAGACATAAATTACTCAGCAATTCCACTTTCTAAGTGATTTATTGATTCTGCTATCTGGATCTCTTGCAGTCTTAGCAGAAGTCAATTTCTTTTTCATTCCTTTCATTCTAGCGCAGAAGGATGCCCTCCTGGGATTTCCAACCTTCTTGCTTGGTGCCTTAAGGTCAGATCCTGGATTTTCCTTTTCATAAGACTTGCGTCCTTTTTCGTTGAGTCCACCTTCTTTATTTTTTCCTGATTTTTTTGTCCATGCTGCTCCTTCTGCAACTTGGAGCAATGGTTGTCCTGGGACATAATCGGCGGTTTGGTAACTTTGTACTCTTGCGCCAGGATAAACTTTGTCTACTTCAATCTGTACTTCTGCTCTAGTAGGAACTCTGGTAGAAGGGAAGAACATTCTAAGGACATAATATCTACCTCTCCAGTTGAGAGATGTCATAATAATATTGCCAGTTCTAGATGGCATTCTAACCGCTTCACTCATTGGTTTTACATAATTCTTATCGGGACCTGGTTTGCCACCATCACCACCTTTAGGTCCATCACATGCAGACATTCCATGAATAGGACACTCTTCACCTTTATAGGTGTGATTGCATCCTTTCACTTCATCAATCTGCTCAACTTCTTCTTTTTTGACGCAGTTTGGATATCTCTTCCCAAACATGGTCTTCATGCCTTTCTTTTCATAACCTTTCCAACACTTTTCATCGAGTTCGGATCCCGATGTATCAAGTTCAAATTCTTCCTTCTTGGATTTATTCCCCCAGTTCTTTGCACCTACTTTTCTGCATTTGACTAGTGCTCCTGACGCATATGCACTTGGCCATACAGAGTAACGTGACTTGACCTTATGATAGCAAGCGTCTTTTTCTCCCGCTGCTTCATCAATGTCAATCTCATCACCTACTTCTACATTATTTTCTACGAACCATCCACGGTTTACTTCTAATGCACACAATACATCTCCTTCTGAGTGTACTGGATTCTCGTCAAATGGTTCCAATTCTTTAATGCTTTCGATTATTCCATCCTCTCTAATGAAAGCAATATCGAGAGGAATTCTTGTTTCTGTCATATGGAAAGACTGCTCTGCAACTTCATTAAAGATGAACAGCATTCCACTATTGATATCCAGACTTTCGCGGAACATAAGTCCTAGATTGAAATCTCTAATATTGTTAGGAATTTCTATCTGTAAAGGTAGCGTTACAAATTCTTCATTGGTCACATAATCCGCTGCAGTATCGATATAGTCTGCTGCTTTTGTGATTTTTGATTGGACCCATGCTTTTAGTTCACCTTCTCCTTTCTTTCCCATTTTTTTCTCTAATCTTGATGCAGCATTCTTAATAGTTTTTATTTCAGAACGTGCCATGGAAAACTCATGGTCTTTTTTAGTTTCTTCAGTCTTCACGTTAATTGCCTTCCCTTTTCTATCTGGATTTGGATCCTTTGCATTCTTTCTACGAAATGCTGCTTGCTCCTCATCTTTGGAGAGATTACGTTTCATTTTACTAGAACCACATTTTGGTTTTGTGGTTTGTCCTGGTTGCTTGGCGCAAGGTTTTCCAGCGTATTTCCCACCCAGTTGAACCCAACCAGGCTTGCCATCACTAGACTTACTCTTGCCAAACCAGTCACGCAGAGAAGAATCACCACTTTTCGATTCACTTACTCCTCCACCATTACCATTACCATTGCCATTTGAACCATTACCATTCTTATTCTCATCATCATCTACAGAATGACCATTCTCCTTACGGAGATATCCGGCACGACCTACTGCCTTAAATCCCTGAGGGATTGGTTTACACTTTTTATCGGTGTAGCAATAGTATTGTCCAGAAGGACATTTACCGTTTTTCTTCATGTTAGCAATAGTTCATAGAGATATTTATAAGATATTATCCGTCTAATGCCACAGTAAGACCAAGAGTCATACCAGGTAGTGACTGCCAGGATGTTCCATCATAAAACTCAAGTTTTAATGATGTTGTATTGAAGATAATAGCACCCTGCGAAAAAGATCCAGCATCTCTGGCAGTTGTTGTATACAATGGTGGATAGAATGCAGTAGAAGCTTTTAATGTTGCTGCAGTAATTATACCTGTGGTATTGATGGAAACTGTTGTACCAATACCAACAGATGCTTGCTTTCCTTGTCTATCACTAAAAGCAATTTCTCCCGAAGAATCTTGATGAATTCTAACAGTAGTTGCAGCACCAATTATTATTTCATCAATACCTTCAATTTTTCTAGCAGTTGGATCTAAAGTAATAGATCCCTGACCAATCGTAAGAATACCTGTTATTCTTGCATCACCTTGAACCAATAGTGTAGTGTTGCCTACACCAATATTGACAGTTCCAATACCAGTACTAATCGTAGAAACACCAACTACATTGATGCCGCCTGATAAAACATCAATTCCAGTTCTTGCGGTAACAATACCAAGGGAATCAACATTTTTTACATCTTCATATGTGATTGTGCCAGCAACGTTGACGTTTGTTGCTTCAATATCACCTGCAACGAATAGTGCAACACCCGACTTAGCAGTTGTGGTTCCAATACCAACGTTTTTCGTAGTATGAATACCAACTGTATTGGATGCCCAGGTTCCACCAGCTCCAACACCACCACCATCCTCAACTTTCCACTTATTAGTAGCATCATTCCACTTTAGGATATATCCATCTTGCAATCCAGAAATGTCTACATCGTCAAGATCTTTGATGAATCCTGCACCACCGCCACCGATAGATCCAAGTTGATACTGTACCCTTTCTACGAATCTTCTATAATGTTGTTGTAACTGATCTAGAGTAACAAAGTTCTGATCAATAGGAGTAAGGGGATCTGAATTTTTTGTATTAGGGGGGTCTTCTCCAAGAGGAACATTAGTTTCTGCTAAAAGTTTTTGCTCTTCCTGCAGTTGTTTTTGGGCGGACTTAATATCCTCAATAATCTTTCTTAGACCTTTGATATCGGACTTCACATAATCAATATCTTCATCATAATACTTGACTTTTGGAATGCCGGTAATCTGTTCCTTTAAGTCAGTAAAATAGTTCAGAAGTAACTCATCAGTTTTTACGCTGGATTCATTAACTTCTTTAAGTCTCTTGTCGAGATTGTCTTTAAGAGTATTATATTCCCCAAGAATTTGTTTCTTGAGTTTACGATCATCATCTTTGAATGTTTTATGATATTCCCAGATCTTCATAGATGAAGATCTCAACTCCTTCCAAATCTTACCTTTTTCTTCCTCTAGTTTAGTATCAAGATCTTTTACTTCAGTGCCAAACTGTACTCGGTTTTCAAAGTGTTTAACTTCATTTTCTTCAGATGCCTTCTTTAACTCAATAACAACACTTTCTTGTAATGTATTAATGGCATCATTGATCTTTACAAAATCATCATCAATGACACTAAAAGTTTTTCCTATCCAAGAAAAATCTGGTACTTCATTTATTTCATTAACCCATTTTGGGAATTTTGGGATCGATGCTTTTACCTCATCAATAGCCCCACAAATTGCCTCAATCTCCGCATCATAATATTTTACTTCTGGCAAGTTAACTACATCAGTTTGAAGACTATCAATTCTGTCTTCAATAGAGTTTACCTGTTCATCATAATATTTGACTTCTGGAAGATCTTTAATCTGTTCTCTTACAAGATCAATCTGACTACATATTGCTTCTACTTCTCTATCATAATATTTGACTTCTGGAAGTTGAGAAATCTGTTCTGCAAGATCTTCAAGTTCTCTATCATAATATTTGACTTCTGGAATGTCTGGGATGTCTTTTCTAACATCATTAATCAGACGAATTAATTCGGGAAATGGTGGGATAATATCTTTTACTTCTGCAAACGCATTCCCATCAGCATCTTCTATGGTAACAGTTTCTTCGCTTATTACTTCTTCTTCAATAAAATCTTCTACAGAAGGGAGTTCCTCTGCGTTCTCTTCTGTAATATAATCTTCTATTGATGGGAGACTTTCATCTCCACCAAAATCCTCATATGAGGGTAAATCCTTTGACATCTTATTAGTACATTAATACTTTGGGATTTCTCTCCCTTCCAATTTATTTAGGATCCTCTTTAAGTCCATCTTTTAGCATTTTTGCCAAGTCTGCAGTAGATCCAACAAATAAAGCATTGTTGACGGTTGATGGTCCTTTGATCTTATCCTCTGCTTCTACGTCTTTAAGTTTCTTTTGAAGATCTAATAATTTATCTGTAGCATCAGCAACGTTTTTAATTAACTGACCTGCGACTTCATATGCCCTCGGCATTTCACTTTCTTGTGCAAGTTCAAGAACACCATTTAATGCTTCTTGTCCTTTCTCGATGATAGAGTAAAGATTACCTCTAGTATATTCATAATCTTTTTTGATATCATCAACACCTTCTTTTACCTTTTCAATTTTATCTCTGATTACTTCTGGTTGGACAACATCATCCGAGTCTGAAGTGTCGAAAGTCTCGTTGAGTTTGTTGAAGTTTTTTGTCATAACCATCAGAATGCACCATCAAAACCAAAGTCATCACCAGATTCAATAAGTGCATTATCCGCAGGAGTGATTTTCTTAACATCTGCACCATTAACATGAACTGCTGCTGTTGTATCATCTTGTCCACGTCTAACTGTTAATTTATTGCCATTAATGGATTTGATATAAAGTTCCTCAGTACCAATATTAATGTAAGTATCTGCAGCAAGTCCACTAGCATCAGCGACTTCGATGTAAATTGATTTAGCAGTAACATCTCCTGCAAGAGTGGTCTCAATGTCTCCGGTATAATTTTTGATTGCTCTAGGTGTAACAGAGTAAGTATACTCCCTAGATGCACTTGAGGAATCTTTGCCTGTAAGATAACTGACCGTTGCCTTTTTGATGATATCTTTGGAAACCTTGGTAGAAGGTCCAAACATATAAGTTTTTGCAGTAAATCTTAAAGTGTAAAGAAGAACTCTTCTAGAACTAAAGTCTCCCTCATATTCATCAGACATTGTAATATTTTCCAATACTACAGGAATATCTCTTTTTTCTTGTAATGCTTCTACTAATTCTACAGATAAATTATATGCTGGTTGAAAATATGGTAAAATTTGTTCTACGATTTGAAGTGCATCGTCATTTAATTTTGCCATAATGCTCAACTCAAATGCCATATTATATGGAACTGGCATGTAAGATTTTTTTGTCTCGGACCCATCATCAGGATCTTTAACTGTAAAGGTTTGAGTTGTTGTTACTTTTCTAGCGGGATCATATGTCAATCCAGTAAACTCAAAAGACATCCTTGGCAAAGTGATTGCAAAGGGTTTGTTTAAATCTGGAGACTGCTCTAATCTTGCAAGAAATTTTTGAGTAGGACCATATGCAAGAGGAACCTTGATAACACTAAACACATCGTCGTCAGAATCAGACTTTTTAATTGAAATATTGTTAAAAAGTGTACCAAAAGATATGATGGTTCTTCTCAATATTTCGTTGTAAAAATATTCAAACATAGTTTAATCCTACAAATCCTGACACTATTATGTGTTTTTATTTAGGGGGTGCCGAAAGGATTCTGTTCTGAGAAGTCTAATATGGAATCTGCTTCAGTTTCAATATTAATATTATCGGCAAATCCATCATCAACAGGTTGAACATCAACAACTCTAAGTTCATAAGAAGCTCCTGATGTAGAACCAACGATATTTTCTCCAATAGAAAACTCTCCATCAACAGCTCCGAGTTCAAGGTTATTAGTTGTAGCATTCCAAACTCTAACTCTACCAGTAGTTCCGCTAACTGATCCGGTAACTATTTCATTAAAGGAGAAAGTTCCAGATCCGCCAGTACCAGGAGAAGAAATAGTTATTGTTGGGGCGACAGTATACGCAAGACCAGCATTAGTAATATGAATTGCAGAAATAGTGCCTGCAGCACTAACAATTGCTGTGGCAGCAGCAGATACTGTAGATATTCCAGTGAAAGTAATAGTTGGATTTTCTGTATATCCACCACCACCAGAAGTAACAGTGATAATACCAACAACACCATCACCGATAGTTGATGTCGCTGCAGCACCGACACCGTTAGTCCCACCGCCACTAAAAGTTACAGATGGTGCTGTAGTGTACCCTGCACCCGAATTAACGACGTTAACTGCCTGAACAGACCTATCCTTAGGATTAACATTTAAATTGCATACATTAATACCACCAATCATGGTAGCAATACCTACAGCAGTCGTTCCTCCTGCTGGAGCGGAAGACACGCCAACTGTAGGGATGCTACTATACCCACCACCTCTATTCGTAACAGTAAAGAATCTTACACCACCATTGAATATTGCTGCTGTTGCTGTAGCACTGGAAGCAGAACCTACAAGAGTAAGTGTTTGAGTTGGTCCTTGAATAGTATTAATACCATCATCAGTTAAACCATCATAATTTTCTCCAATTAAATTATTATCAACATCTTCAATACCAGTCGCAATAACCTCATCCTGAAGTCTAAAGAGTTCACAATACAACTCATAAACATAGAGGTTTTGTAACTGATAATATGGTTTAGCGTATTCTACATCTTTAATTTCGTAAATTCTGTCATCAAGAGGGAACCAAATAAGGTCTCCTCCTTTAGGTCTAGTCGATAACTTTACGTTTGATTGATCTTGGATTAAAGGAGTTATGTAATTTTCAAATCTTTCTCTTGAAATAATCAATCTCACCTCATCTTGAGATTGAATGCCAAACTTAGATAGTATATTACCCGCACCAGAATACTGATCGTAGTTATCGATGTATGCCTCCAAAGGAAGAGCAATATCAAATTTAGATTGAACAACTTCTCTAATAACAGTATTTTCTGTTAAATATTTTCTGGGTAGATAAAATATATCTACTCCATATGTTCGTAACTGTTCATTAATTAAATCTTGGACAAGATTTTGCTCACCAGTAGTACCTTGTGTAAAATATGGATTGAGCATAATCTTATCCTATCATGTCTAAAGGTGGAAGTTCATAAGTATTAGACATCTGCTCCTTAATCTTATCTAATTCCCTTTCGGCATCATCATAAATTTGTCTACCATTCAATTCAATTCCTCCTGGAAGTTTTACTCCTTGGAATTTAATTAAGTTCTGACCCCACTGTCTTTTTATTAAAGCAGTAAGATATCTTTTTAGAAATGAATCATTATAAACCCTTGCAAAATCATTTGGGTCTAAAAGTCTCCAACAATCAAGTATAATATACTCGTCTTTTTGTACATTACCCCAATCAATATCCAAATATAATCTATCTTGTCTCTGATTAAATCGTATTTGTTTTTCTGTATTTAACAGAAAATCAATGTCAGAAAGATATGTCTTTGTCATTGCATATGACAACATTTCCAATGAATTGAAAAAATATAAGTCATTTAAAAATAACTGATATTTTAGACTAAACATTCCGCCGGATATTGTGCTGTTATCAAACCTAAAAACTTTATTGATACCAATTACTGCTGGCGGAACTTGAATGTAATTACTATTTTCTTCGTATGAAAATGTTACACTAGCTCCATCAATATTAGAACTTGCAGTTGTAGTTACAATTCCTGCAGTGCTACTACCACCTCTCGCTCTACCTCTATCTATATCGTCTTGTGTTATTTTATATTTTAAGTACGTTTGAACTACCCCATCAAAATGCCTTTCGTGAAATAGTTGAAGGGCATCATCAACTAGATCATCTATTTGTTCATCAGCAACATTAATCTCCAGCACTGGTGCTCCCAGTTGCCTCTTACAATAGTTAATTAAATCTGCTCTACTTGCTGGTTGCGCCATTTATTCCACAAGTTTCCTAAGTGTATTTAGGGTGCTGCTGATACTGGGTTATAAACATATATATTACCATTAGCAAGAGAATAAAAAGTTCCTCCTGCAGCAACAATTACGTCATATACATATCTACCTTCATTCAAACTTCTAGTCGATGTAGATCCAAGTGAGAGTTTCATTTTACCATCATATGCACTAGTGAAACCAACAGTAAAGGATGTTGTAATCCCAAGTGTTGCTCCAACGGCAACGCTTTTAGACATTGCTGCTGATCCAGTATATCCAGTAAGATCAAATGCCGAGTTTGACGTTGTATAAATGTTTAGATTTGCATTAAAATCTGAACCGCCTTGAATAGTCAGGTTTACTCCATATGGAACACCAGAGTCGGGGTCAAAAGTAATATTTTTAGTTGCCATCTACTATTCCTATTAGTTTCATGGTTTCTTGCTGCTTATAATAAAGTTTGCAAAAAGACTTTGCAATATTCTTTAATTCATCACGATTATCACAACTATCTATCTCTGATGCTACTTTAGTGTATGCAAACTGTTTTGATAAGTTACTTAGTTCGATGCTATCTGGATCCATGTAATAACTCCTTTAGTAAAGATTTAATTTCATTAAGTTCACCTTTCACATTAGCAAGGTCTTGCTCCATTGTATGTATTTTTTGATTCTTTTCATTCTTAATACTTTTAGTAGAAAGATATTGAGAATAATCTAAACCATTTACATTGATGATTGCATTGGTTTCAGGATCTCTTGCGAGATCCTTATTTCCATCTAGTTCGTAGAAATCCATATTAAGCTAAAGCGATTACTCTCAAGTCCTTAATCCTAGGAACATAACATTGATTCCTAGATGTTAGATTTAGTTTTACTCTATAAGTTTTAAACGAAGGCAGGTTATCGATAGAGAATGTATATTCTCTATAATCCACAAGAGCGGAATCATGAGCCAGAGTATTGGATTTAACTATGAATACATCTGGTTGACCGTTATTATTTTGAGGAGCAATTACCTGACCTCTAGTATTGAGGTTAGAATAACCTGGGAATGGTGAGAAGATTGGTTCAAATCCAGGTTCGTTTGCTACAGAATAGAATGCTCTAATATCTGCATCAAGATTGATATGAGCAGAAATTATAACCTTGATAGAAGATGCTGAATTTTCTAATACAACTTCCTTAGAAATGTATTGACATGCTGTGGGATCTTCTTCAATACTATCTACTCTAGAATCGGTTGCATAATTTGTAATGACATCATTTATTCTGTTTGATGTAAGCACAGCACTTACTCTCTGGGTATCGATAACCGGGGTAAGTCTTGTATCAACAGTATTCAAGAACATCCTCATATTCATTGATTTGGACCCAGGAACTGTAGTTAAGTTTGCATCTTCATTAATTTTAGATGCAATCATTCTTGGAGAATCAAAATAATTCTTTTGATTGATAATGATATCATCAAATCCTGCATTTAAGAAAGGAACTTCTGTTCCACTGAAACTCTTGGACGTAGTAGTCCTTAGTTCAGCACTAATGGTTGTTCCAGGAACTGTCATATTATGTACATTAGGAGTAATTAATTCAAATGGCATATTCTGAGTTGCTCTAACCTTTGTACCACCTGTAGATTTAGAACGATTGAGGGATAACTGAGGAAATCCAACATCAGTATTTCTAGCAGTTCCCGTGTTTCCACTCACGTCGAGTTTAATTTTATAAGAATCGAATGTAAAGGGGTCAGATTCGGTTACATCTGCTAAAGAATGTGTCTTATTGATACGGCCAAGACTTACACCCGATAATTCATATTTAAATACTGGAGTCCCTGCTGGATATGTTTTTGGATTACGACCTCTTACAATATTTCCACCAATAGTATTTCCAGTCACATTAGTGTATGTGATTACTTCATCACCAATAAGCAGTAAACCTGAGTTAGTTGTGCCGACTCCAACATTTTCAAATGTAGCAAATGTAGCGCCAAGTCCAACTGTAAGACCTGATGTAGAGTCTGCTGGATACGCTACAGAGAGCGTTGTTGGTTTGATATCTGGTTTCACTCCAGAAAGTCTAACACTATTTTCAGTGAAATACATTCCATGATTTTGATGACTAATATTCATATGCAAACCATCGTTGATAGTAACAATAGATGCGATTTGAACATCTCCACCAGGAGCACCAGGAAGATCATTATTTAATGTCTGAGCGACTCCAACACTGTTGAAATAGTTCATCGACTTACCACCACCAACAACAAAGTTGCCTTGAACGTTATCAAAGATAAGTTCGTTTGTAACTCCGATTCCAGTTACGGTGAGTTGAGCATCTCTACCGATGGTGGCAATACCGATGGTAGAAATTCCAAGAACATCTCCAACTACATAACCAGAACCTCCCGCAGTAATGGTTGCTCCAGAAGCAACGATACCGCCATTAAGGATACTAATTTCTGCAGTTGCACCTCTACCACTACCCGTCAGCGTGACGAGGTTGACTCCAGCGAACGTATAAGAACCGCTAGCAGGCGTATAACCTATGCCAGCGTTAGATACGCTAAGAGTCCCTGTTACGGAACCTGCAGTACCTACCAGGTCTCCTGTAGCATTGGTTCCATCTTGGAAGAATGTATTTCCAATTTGATATCCAGAATCCGCAACAGTTGTTCCTAGACCAACTCTAATTTTTTTAGATGCGATGGAAATAGGATCAGGAAGTAACTTAGCAATCTGAGCGTTTCCTTGCGTGAGTTCTGGACTATAGAATTCAACACTTCCACTTTCAACAAAATCTGCCCTATACAAAGTAAATTTAAGATCTTCCCACTGACTTGGTTCCCAAGTGGTATTATTTTGAGATTTGAATAGAGAACCAAGATATGGTTGGTTAGAGATAAACGTATCAGTTAATAAGTCATTTTCACCAATTCTAGAAATATATACAGTATACTTAGTAGAGTTGGATGCTAAACATATTGCGTATTCTGTACCACCTTCAACATAAACAGGTGATTTAAACTGAACGTTTGTAGCAACAGATCCGTCAGAAGAAGTTTGAATATCAGATGGGTCTAAAACAATCTCAGAACCAGGAAGAATTTTAGTGGTTGGGAGACCATTATCCATGGATCTCAGTTGGAAAACAACTGGAACATCCAAATCATCAACTGTTCTGAAGAAGACATCACAACTGGTTAAGAAACAACCAGTTTCGTCTTCAACTAAGAAAGACTGTGCAAGTGGATCATACCAAGTAATAATTGTTTGAGTTCTTTGTTGTGTACTGATTACATTAGAATTAACTACTTGCGTACCAAGAGTTTGTTCCACGTTTCTATCTTGGAATTCTCTTTTTTGTTCTATCCTTGCATTTCTAACAGAAAGAATATTTTCTTGAACAGTTTCTAAAGTACCAGTAGAAGTAAATGCTTCTTCTGCAATAGTAGATGCTAAATCCTGATTATTATCAATATCATTTACTAGAGTAAATGTTTTTGTTCCGGTTTCAAATCTAGGGAAGTTGACATTATTTGGATCAGGAATGAAAAGACTACCAATAATAGTAGATGACAAATCAGCAATGAGTCTTACATCATCTAAGGTAGCTTGTGCTCCACTTGTTTCTCCAACAAACGTCATTCCTGTCTGAACATACCCAAAATAACTACCTTGGGGTTGTTCAGAAAGAGAAAGAGTATCAACGTTTAAAATTGTTGATGTTGAAGAATATGATCCTGCAAGTGGGCGATTAGTATAAGGATTTTCGCGGAAAGTTTTTGTTGGGCTATCATAAGCACCCTCTCTATGATTTGCCTGAGCGACTCTAAAGGTAATTCTAGGAGAAGTCTCATTAGACTCTTCAGAAAGACCTGTTCTCACAATTGACCCAGTTACAGTTTCTCCAACTTGGAATGTTCCACTATTCATGGAAATTTCAAGAAGTTTGGGCACACAATATCGGGTAACATCTATCCCATCAAAGAATGCATACAATCTTGTAAGGGGTTTCATTTTTCTAGAAACAAATTCAATGTTTCTGGATCTCATGTTTGCAATCAAATCTCTACTAATAGTTCTATCTCCTAGAGAAGTGTTGTCAAATTGTTCAGTAACAATAGTTCTAGAACCATTTCTAGATTGAACACCACTTTGAACTGTACTTATAAGAGTTTCTTCAATAACCTGATCAGTTACAGTTCTGCTCCTTCTCCATTGTCTAGCTCTACCACCAGGGCCCTGGGTGTGAATAGTATCAGGACCATTATTAATAACTCTTCTCCTAGTAGTAGTTTCATCTGTAATGCCGCCCCAGTTAGTTTCCCAAGAATCCCAAAGAATTGGACCAAACCCCGTTTGAGGGTCAACTTCCCCATTTGCTACAAGTGCATCAAAAGTTTCATTATAATCACCTTCTTGCAGGATAGTTTTTGCTTCTAAACGAGTTGTATCCACCCAACTATCAGTTGATGGAGTTAACTCCATAGTTCCATTCCAAAAACTAATAAGGAATGGAGTAACGCTTTCAGTTCTAGTTGCAAATGCTTGAGTAATATATTCAACCTCAGCATAATCAAGAGTTAAGACATCATCTCCTTTTCTTACATTATTACCTTCAATAGCAGCAACACTAGAATCTGCATTCGGGTCTCTGTCAACAACAGGACCAAGAATCATATCAACCGAATTGGTGTAATGTTTTGGTCTAAGTTCATTATACTTTATGTCAATAGAATTATTAATATCAAAACTATCGTCTTGAGTTTGGAATCCAGAAAAATTATCAACGAAGAATCCTGATTTAAATCTGTTTAAACCTTCTGAATCAGAAACAAATAAGTTTGCAGTTTCTTTCTCCAATAAAGAAAGAGTAGTATAATATTCAAGACTTCTAATTCTATCTTCAAGTCTTTTGATATCCTGCATACGATATCTCTTATGCTGGTTAAATGCTAGTTTTGCGTCACTAACATTAAAGAGATATGGGGGCAATTCTACAGTACAAATTTCAATTGCATCATCAATAGGATTTGGGTTTACCGGATCATCAGAAGGAGTTCCATAAACAACCTGAAATCTTCCATCTTTAGAGAGGAAAACTCTATCAATTCTTCCTTGATAGTAATCAACATCAGCAGTAATAGCTTCGTCAGACGCTAAAATATGCTGAACTGATTGTCCTGCCCCATTAAAAACTCTCCCTGCAAATTCCAATGGAGATCTAACATTCTCAGCAACACTATATTCAGAAACTCTTGGTCTTAAATCAATAATATCACTGGTCCTATATCCATTAACTGTCTTGATTTCCTCAGAATAATCAAAGTTTTTATACGAATCTACAGTTATAATATCACCATTATCAGTCGTATCAAAATAAGCAGAGGTAAAGTAAACCTTTAACTGGTTTACTGGTGCGCTGCTCTTTACTTTTCTTTTTATAGATCCATAAGAATAAAGAGTATCTTCTTGACCAGTTCTGAATGTGTAGTTTGAAGAAATATTGAAACTAGGTGTGGTTAAAGTAGAAACTCTAGCACTAACATTAGATTCATCAAATTCAATAGTTTCTCCCTCAATGAGTACAGATTCATTTTTATAGATAAGAGAAATTGTAGATGCATCTACAATTTCAGCAACTACTGCCACAGCACCACTAGTTTGACCAACTATTCTTTCTCCGATTAACATATCAGAGGTGGTTGTAGAAGGACTAATGATGTTAAGAAGAGATACCTTAGGAGCAGAAGCGGCACTTGTATCCACAGATTCAAAGATTCCTTGAATTGAGATAACGTCTGGAGAATTTAAAGAAATTAATTGGTCTTCAACTCTAGTTCCATATGGATAGTTTCCATAAGTAAGACCATTATTCAATGTAGTGGTTCCAATTCCAGATCCCTGAAGTCTAGATTTATCAACAATGATAGATTTTATTCTATTTTTAATTTTTACTTTAGACTTTGGATTTGTCTTTCTTAGAGTGGCAATCAGGGTTGCTCCACTATTATCAGTTCCAAGATTTCTAATCTGTAATGATTTTCCATCTGATGATAGTTCAAATCTATCTGAACTAAGTTGTTCAGTTTTTCCATCAGATCTGATAAGAACATATCTTTCATCATCAAATGGAAGGAAAGTTTCGTTAGGTCCTGCTGTTGCTTGAACAGAGAGTTGACCAGAAGAAATATCAACACTGATAGTTTTTCTAATAGTAATAATGGATTCAGCAATATCTACTGCTGCTACGTTTGGTTTTGGTAAAAGAGTGTATAAAGTATTATCCGAAGATTTGGAAAGTTCTGTATTGAGAACTTGCAAATCAGTAACATTTAAGGTCGTTGCAGGTAAGAATCCACTTGCAATTCCAGAAACAGTGGCAACACCCTCAATACTAACAGTTGCAGTGCCAACACCAGTAACTCTGGCAATAATTGGGTCCTCAGTTAGTCCTGGCGTAGTATCAGTATATCTAATTAAATCATTTTCTTTGATAACTGTTCCAGGAAACAGTTGATTTGAAGCAGTAATCGTACTAACTCCACCAGACTTGGGACTGATAGAGGCAATACCGACTGTAAAATTATTAGATTGAAGTATATTTGCACTAAAAGTATTAACTCCAGTGATTCCATCAGCAAGATCTAAAGTATTTGAAGAACCATATACAGATTTTACGTTAGAAATCTTATTTTCAGTAACTGCAATAGCAATTCTTCCATCTTCAAGTCCATTAAAAGAGAGTCTCTCATTAGCAACAAAAGTTCCCCTACTATCATATACAGTAACAGCAGTTCCTGCACTTACAGGATGTCTTAAGAAACCAGTAGCACCACTAGAATTTCCTTTTACGAAAGTAGGAACAGTTAAAGTATGTGCCTGATTTAAAGCAATTTCAGTTGTTGTCTGTAGGTCATACAGCGATAAATCCCACTGGTTTGTATTTGCATTAGATATACTATAAGTTCCAGATTCAAGTCTAAAGTCATATACTCTTGCAAGACCAATTTCTTTTCCTGGAGCACTTTCAGAATTAACTCCAACTCTTTGATCTCGTAAACTTACAACGAAAGTGTTACCAACTCCAACTGTAGGTGCTCTGTAAACACTATTAATTTTGAAAGTTGCACCTGTATTATAAATGAAATTTTGGTTTTCTAAAGTTTTTGTAGTTCTCGGTTTATCTACATCGATATATGTTGTATTGAGAGTTTCAATCTCATATCCCTTTACATATGCTTTTCCGGGAGAGAGTTTATACAGAGCAAGATTATCGGTAGGAGTTGCTCCTCCAGAAGTGAATTGTCCTGCATTAAATACTCCGTTGTTTCCAACTTGATCGTTTAGTGACTCTGCAACAGAAACATCAAATGGTCTTACATAATAATGACCAGACTCATCGAAAGTTCTTCTTGCCAGAATATCGGTCCAGTCTTTATTGAGGTATCCACCTCCCTGATTTGTCTGTAAAGAAGCAGTTTGAATAACCCCATTAATTACAGTTGCTAGTAAAATGAAATTATCATCACTAAAGTCATCTAAAGGTTTTTTAAATAAACTTACACTAACTCTAAGTCTGTCTGCACCAGGAGCAGCATAGTTATTAAATCCTTGAGAATTATCATTAAGAGATTCGTCTAAATCTGCAGTAACGATTTCTTCATCAACGAAAAAACCAATCCTATAACTTGGAGTATTGCTATATTGATCAAGAACTAAAGTTTCTCTATTAACATTAACAAAACTACCCCTAATAAAGTAAACACCATTCTCTACAGAAAAAGCAGATCCAGTTGCAGCAGCATTAGATGCTATAGTACTCGCAAAAGCAGACCCAACGGGAATAGTTGTATTACCAAGTAGTCCAGAAATAATAACTTCATTACAAGTTAATGTTTCTGCATCAGAAAATATTTGAGTCTGGTTATTTGTTGTACTGGAACCCAAATAATTAATATAAAGGGTTATATTTCCATTTTCAGAATCTTCAGGTAGTATAATGCTATCAACAACAGCAGTTACACCAGATCTAACTCCAGTAATTTTTGTTCCAATTAACTGATCTGCATATGCAGATACAGGAACCCCTTGAAAATTATTATCTAATTGGATTGCATAATATAATCTAGTATATGCAGTGTTTCCAGGAATTACTTTAGCGCCTTCTTTAAAAAAGTGCAGACCAAATTTTTCAATTTGATTTTGCAGTATAGACTGGAGACTTGTTAGCTCTCTTGCCTGAACAGGATATCCAGGTTTGAATAATACCTTATGGTAATCGTTAGCGGCATCAAAATCGTCAAAATATGGCGCTACGTTGAGATTCGTTTGTTGAGGCATAATTCTTTAGAACTGCAAAATAACTTTTATGTCTTCTTTTTGGTTTGACGATCTGGTTATAGATGGTCTGTTGTCAACGTAAATAATATTTCCAGAGTGTTTTTTAACCTCAGGACTGGCAACACCGCTCGTAAAACTCTGACCAAGATAGTAAGTACGATTATTTATTACCGTAGATATACCAGTAAAGTTTTCATCAATATTTAAATTTGAACCAGTAGATGGACTGATGGATAAACTTCCACCTGTTCCGGGAGTTGATGTAAATTCGGTTAAATCAAATCCATATGTAGGTTGAGTTTGTGCTGTTCCAACAGTATTAAATCCTGCAAGACTTCTGTCCTGCCAAAATTTAAGAACTCCAGTGGTCTGGTCATAACTAACAACTCTTCCTACAGCAGTTGATCCTGTGGATACCGTTTGAGTAAAATATGCATCTGCTGTAAAGGTTGCAGTGCTATACCCAGTTCCTACTAATTTAAGTGCATTTACAGCAGATGCTTTACTCAATTCTAATTTTGAAGATGAACCAAACTGTTCTGGATTTTCTACAACTCCAATTCTAGATATTTGGTTTCCAGTAATAAAATCTGGATTTTCATTATCATTTTCAATTCTAGAATAGAGAAGAACATTGTATGCTCCCAATTCTCTATAAATGTCTGCACCATGTCCTCCTTGTGGAGGAATAATTACATCAAAGGTTGGTCTAGTGGTTCCTGTAGGAACTCCACCAGCAACCAAATCAATATTTCCATAAGTGTAATCGGAACCCTGATTAGAAACAATTACTTGCCCTACTTGTTGATTGCCATTGATTACAATAGTACATTCTGCTCCAGTTCCATCTCCACGGATAGGAACTCCCGTATAAGTTGCATTTGCCGTTCCTAAACCAATTCCACGATTAGTAATAGTCACAATTTTAATACTACCATCAATAGAGTTATCTCTAACTGCTGCATTATTAGTTGCAGTTCCCCAATTTGCTGGGACTGGCATATACTGGGTAGACTCAAATTTTACTACCTCACTTGGTTTAATAGTATACAAATATTTCCAAATATATCCATCACCACTAGTCCCTGCACTTCTTGGTTCCAAATCAGTGAAAGTTGGTTCATCCAAAGATGCCTTTCCTGTAGGATTATCTGGGTCTATTCCATTGTGTAGGCAAATGTAAACTCTAAAGTCACTATTCATTACAAAATAATTTGCAAGATATAATGAAGTTGATCCAGAAATCTTTGCTGTATTAGTTCTACTATAATCATGACGATACATGTCATAGGCAGTACCAGAACTCCATGTTCTTTTTGGAACTACTTGATTTGCATCAGAACTTTCAATTTTCTTGAGAGCAATCATTGTATCCCAATAATCATTCTCTTGATCAAAATTATCTTTAGGTGCAGGAGGATCAGTATCCCAATCACTTTGATAATCTGTAGGATTAGGCAACCCAACAAAAGAATAATAAGAGTTGCTGGAATTATTCACTCCAGCAATAAAATTCTTTGCATTTAATATCCTAATCTGATCCGTTATAATAGCAGCCATTTGACGCAGGTTTTTCTTTATTTATTAGGAGTTTGTGGTATAATTTTTAGACTTCAAGAAGTTTGTCCTAACTACTTTAGTCGAAGTAGTTATACCAGAAGTATATGCAGTATAAGAACTTGTGAGATCTCTTGAGGAAACATCAATTCTTCCCCAACTAAAGTCACCGAAACCAGTATCAGAAGTTGTAATTCCAGAAGAGTATCCTGAAGGAACAATGGTAGCGTCAACAAATAATCTCTTAACTGTCGTTGATATTCCAACAACATCTCTCTCAAATGTTTCAATACTAGCGACCTCATATATTCCGTCTACAAATGTAGATCCAACACCAACGTTGGATTTTTTAATCATGAAGTAATCATTTGCTTGAATAGATGTTATTGTAACGGCAGTTCCAGCAACAACTGTATTTCTGAGGAAAGAATCATATGGAACATGAATGTCAAAGATTAGTTTTGGACCAACAGTGGTTCCAAATCCAACAACAATACCATTATCACCAGAATAAGTATTTACACTACATGCCTCTTCAGTATGTCCTGGAGGAGAGATAAGAACAGTAGGCACGCTTGTATATGTATAACCAACTCCGGGGGAGGTAATTGCAACACCAGTTACAGTTCCACCAGCACTTATGGTAACTGTACCAAATGCTCTAGACGCAGAGGTGTAACCGAAACTTACTGTTGCAGTGCTATATCCAACACCACCATCAGATATTACAACGGAAGAAATAGTTCCAAACCCAGAAACAACAGCTGTTGCAGATGCACCAACTTTTGGTTCTTGAGCAATAAATTTAATTTTATTTTGGAACTGTAAGTCTGCTGCCTCGTTTTGAGGATTAAATAGTGGTCTCAGACTATCGACATATACTGCAGTTGAACCTATACCAACATTTTTAATAATATATGCTGTTGGATTAATAATGGGTTCATAGAGTTCCCTATCTTTTCCTGTTGGAATACCATCAATAATCTTATCTTCAGTTTGTCTGCACCAGGTAACTGGTCTTACTAAAGTTACATCATTAGTATTTCCTGGTCCAAAGTAAGGATTTGTTGCAACATTGCCGGTTGAAAGAATGTTAAGAACACTTCTTTCATCTTCATCAAGACTTTGTGCTTGAGAACCTGCCATATGTTTTAATTGTAATGTATCACCTTTCTTAACCGTTTCGATCACATCTCTAAAAATAACGTCACTATCACCATTTCCTTTATAGAAAATAATGGTAACAATATCACCAATCTTTAATGCCTCGGTAAAGGTGAGTGTGCTTCCCCCTGCAAATTCATATCCTACACCTGGTTCTTGTAAAATATCATTTACAAAAATAATTAATACATCTTGAACATCGATTTTTGAACCTGGAGAAGAAACAATTGAAGTAATTGCTCCGTTCAATTTAAGTGGGAAATCTTTTCTTACTCCATCAATAAGGTCTTCAATATTATCAAGAACCTGTAAAGTTCCTACAGACCAACCTGCAAACTTATCGTCTGCAATTTCATCAACAGTAACTTGGAACTCATTCCCAGAATAGGATGATGTAGTTGGTATTCCTGTTGTTCCTCCGATTGCAACTGTTAAAATGGCACCATCTCTATACCCATATCCAGTATTATCAATCTGAAAATCAACTACACTAGATCCATTACCAACTACAACATCGATAGTTGCTTCAGTTCCAACTCCAGCAGGAGAAGAAGAACTGTAGAATAAACGCATATTGGAATATGATAAGGGATCATCAAATACAACAAACGGTTGATTGGTATGAGTGTAACCTGTTCCTGGATTTGTAATTGCAACACTTACAATGTGTCCATTACTGATAGAAGCAACTCCAACGAATTGAATGTTTCCTGTTCCAGTGCTCGAAGTCCCAACCCCTACATTGACAGTTGTTTGAATACCAGATCTGTATCCAGACCCACTATTACCAATACTGATAGAAGAGATAGTACCAAATCCAGAGATGATTGCAGTTCCACCAGCAGAAACCAAAGGTTGATAACCAAATCCTTCAGTCGAACCAACAGAAACTATAATTCCACCTTTAGGGAAACTAGAAATTCCTACATCAGGTCCAAGAGGAGTTTGTGGAGAAGTACCATTAAATGTTATAGAAGTAATTCCAGAATTCTCAGATAAAACATAATCTTTATCCGAAGAAGGAACTTGGAAAATATCATTAACTAGAATAATTGCATTTTCATCAGTAATTCCCGTTATATTACTACTAGATTGTTCTAAAGTAAATTGATTAGTCGTTCCATTAAACTGGTCATTAACATTATCAAAGATATAATTTTTATTGTAAGCATTATTAGATCCTCCAGTTATTCCCGACCTAATAAAACTTCTTCCTTGGAAAGTAGAACTTGTTGTAATTCCAACAAAGTCTCTTTGATCTGGTGGATTAGTTGTGGAACCAATGGGAGTATTTCCAAAAGGTGCTTCTACAAAATTAAGGACATTATCTACAACATTGTAGTTTCCTGTAATTTTAGTAACTAAAGCATGAGTTCCAGCAGCGGCAACTTTAGTCCCCAACCATCCTCTACGGACTTTTATGAAATTGGTGCTGCCGATACCAACACCTTCAATTTTCATAATCTCACTACCAACTCTGATTAGATCAGATCCAAAGAATGATGTTATTCCACTAAATTTAACTATGTTTTCAAAGATGGTTGTATTTGTGGACAATCCGGTAGTTACTGAAGTAGCAA